TATTGAATATACCTCAACACCTCCCTTAGAAATTAGTCCTTTACAAGTAAATTGATATGTAATGTATCCTCCAGTTGGTTTTTTAATATTGTAGTAATCATCACCATTAAAATTTGGTAGATTTTCCCCATATGTTTCGGAAACTTTAAATAATGCTCCTGGTTGTGTTTGTGTTGTTGAGGATATTGGTCTAAATGCAAAATTAAACGATTGCGATACATTTTGAGGATTTTTAACTTTATCCGTAGGAACTGCGGTAACTGTAAATTTAATATTAGCAATTTGACCCTCTTTAATAGGAGCTGTTTGGAATTGAGGTATTGGGTTATTAACTAACATACCCTCAACATTATTATAAGTCATGGTGAATACATTACCCGAAACATAATTAGAAACTGTTGTTGTTACCGTTCTATTTAATGTTTGCGTTGTAGTATTGTTAACAACAGAATTATCGTAAACAGAAATAATCATTGTAACATTTTGCTCTAATGTCCATGTATTTAATGCCGCTGCTTGTGGATTAACAGAAACCGTTAATTGTTGTGTAACCCCACCTGTCGATGTTTGTGTTTGACCGTCTAAAGTAACGGGTCCTGTTTGTTGTGGTTGTGTGTTTGAGTTATTTGGATTACTTGGAACAGGTGTAACTTGAGCTGGGTTATATGTGAAGTTAACCACACTTGCACTATCTCCATGAGTACCTAATACAATTATAGAATTGTTTTGAGCCACCGTTGTATTACTATACGGAACAATAACACTGATATTAAATGAGTTGTTTATTGTAATACCTGTAGTTGTTGTTACACCATTTATTGTTGCACCAATAACTTGGTCTAAATCTTTACCAATTATTGATACTATTGTACCACTAATACCCGATAACGGTGAGAACGAAGTTATTGTAGGCGGCACACAAATCACAGGTATTATAGTTGTATTTAAATTGTTTGGTGTTGTCGTAATCCCTGCATATGTGTTTTCAATTTTTTCTTTTTGTTTCTTATCTTCTTTTCTTGCTTGAGTTATTGAATCAACATTCAGACCAACACTACCCGCAGATTTAAAACCTTCAGCAACTTTTGTTTGAAGAGTATTAAATTCACTAAGGTGACTATCATAATAACTTTCTGATGTGGTTTCATAAGTTCCATCCCAATAACAAGCATAGTATTTATCTATTGCAATACCAGTACCTGATTGTCCACCAAAAACTCTTTCAACATTATTCGATAATCTTGATATCATAAAATCTAAGAATGTATCAACATTTTCAAAGTTTGCAATTGGTAATGATAATTGCTTGTTTGCCGGTGTGTTTATATTCACACAAGAATAAGTTTTAGAAATAAAATAACTATTTCCCTGACCATAATCATTTGTTAATGGTAAATTAACAAAATTATTATTATATCCGTAAAATTGCTTTCCTTGAAATGTTTGAATATAACAAATGATGTAGATTAAAACTTGTAAGTTGTCGTTTGTGGTTTTGCTCTTTATTTTGTTCGCAAATTCCCCTGAACTTAATGGAGATGGTGTTGATTTTTTAGCATCACCCCAATACACGAAAGCTGAGTTAAGTTTTTCACTGCAGGAGTTTTCCGCCGCAGGTGTACTATCACCTGTTTGACTAACAAGTTTTGCACTACCAGCATCCGTAACTGGTTTGATATCTACCTCAGTTTTCTTACTCTTAATAATCGCCTCAATCTTACTTAATAGATTTTTATTTATACTTTGTAAATAATTTTCAATTGCAGGCAAATCATATATTCCTTGTCTTGTACCTGTAAATGTTGTTTTGAAAGAACCTTGCGAAATCGCGTGATTTACTTGAGTTATCAAATACGGTCCATTAAACATTGGAACATGTCGTAAGTTAAAATACATTGTTGGTTGCAACAAAGCATTACCTAAACATTCTACTTGACATTGATAACTTCTTTGTTTGTATAAGTTATATAAACTGATGTTTTGAGTCGCAACATTTCTACCATTTGCTTGGTCAACCATGTTCAATTGAGTTTGAAGTGATTCAGATGTTGCTTTACCACTATCCATGGAAACATTCAAAGAATAGAATATATTTTGGTTTCTAATTCCAACATCGACATTAAATCCGACACATTTATTAGATATCGCCCAATCTTTTTTATTTACTTGGTTCTCTATCAAAGGATTATCCGACGCTCTTCTCAATTCAAATGCATCATCCCTAAATCTTGAATTACCTTTTGGCAAATCCAAGTGGCTTGATGGTTGTCCTGCATAGAAACAAATCATTTTTGGACCAGAGTTTCTATAATCCACATTCAAAAATGTACCCCACATATTATCAGCAAAATCTAAATTTCCTTCAGGTTGAGGGATTGTTGTCCCATCAACATCTTGTATATTATAGAAATTGACATATGCCGGTAATGGCATTACATTGAATTTATTTTCAATTAACAACCCACTCATAAATGTGAATACACTCATCTCCATGTTTAAACTGTTTTCACTAAACATGTCTTTTAAGTCAAAAATATCTACAATGATAGTATCCCCAATATTTCTTGAAGCTCTATCTAAAAACATAACATCTTCAAATAATGTTTTTGATACATAATCTGAACCGGCAATCCACTTATCATTTAAAGCTTTAAACACTTCATAATTTTCTACTTTACTTTGTTGTCCATCAATCACACTCTGAATTACTCTTTCAGGTAATTCTTGTTGGTTTGGTAATGCAACTCTGACATTATTTAATACTTGGTTCAGAATGTTATTTTGGAACACATCGGTCGTTCCCAAATATGTTTGCAATCTATTCTTGAACACATCATTTGATAAATTTGGTGTATACAATTTTTGAGTGGCATACATTTTAATTATTGGAGATAATAAAACAACATTATTTTCTGTGAACTCAATATTATTATCAATGAAGAAATCGGTGATATAGGAACCATTATCATCGTAAACCAAATTCGGTATTGTTGAAAACCCTACTTGGGTTTCCAAAGCTAACCAAGCGGCGGCGTTTTGAGCTTTAGATGTTCCTAAACTAATTGAACCTGAACTAGATGGTAAACTATTTTTAACATACGGATTGAAAACAATCGGGTCCGTTATTGGGTAAGGATTGTTTCCTTGCGCCAAATAAGATGCGAATGTTCTTCTTCTGTATCCAGATGGGTTACCATATTTAAGAATAACATCATATTCCATGAAAGCCTTAATAGTACTGGAAAATAATACAAGTTGTTTTTCACCAATAGTATTAAAGTATTGACCCGTAGTTAGTGTACTATTTTGCGGTTCAATTTCCATCATATTTGTAAATAAATTTTGGAAATTCTTAAATAGAGCATTTGGGTCAACAGGTGATTGACCAATCTGAAGATTTGGTTGAACACCCAAATCAATATCAGCAACAGATTTAGAAAAGTTTAAAAACTCTTGTTCAAACTTATCTAATACACTTTTATCAAATACCGAAAATATTTCTTCAATCTTTGAATAATCACCATCTATTAATAAGTTGAACGGTGATTGTTTTGTTGTGCCCGTTTGTATTTTATTAACATAAGCATCGGGTTGTGGTTTAGCAATTTGTGAATTATTGAAATAACCAAAATTTGGTGATGACCAAAGTAATCTTACAGAACCATTATAGATTGATGGATTATCAATAAAAGGACATTTTGGCTCATTTGCAACCAAACACTCAGAATTAACTTGGTTAATTGATGAACCAAACGATGGTACCACATAATATTTTAAACTATTAGTATTGTTAGAGGGGTTACAAATCGCACCGTCCGTTATTGGTGGTCCAATAACACTTGGTAAAATCACAGACCATGTTTGTATTTTTGAGTAACTTATTGGTGTTGTAATCGGAAACGCAATTGTTTGTGCATTTATATTTGAATCTGTAAAGTTGAATACTTTAACACCATTATCAATACTTGTTTGAATTTCGGCATCAGTATAATTTACATATAAATCATATCCATTATAAAAAACATTGAAATCGTTAATCACTTTTGGGTAGAACCCTGTTTGAAGTGAAGTTATATTGTTGGATACATTTTGTAGTGTAATTTTATTTTCACCGTCAAACTTGAATGTGTATGTTTTTGTATCTGAACTTGTAATTGGGTCAAAATTTGTTTTGAATGCAAAATCTTTCCAACAGGTGTCTAATATGTCAACATTACTTGTTTTATAGGTTTTATATCTATACCATATTGAACCCATTTTTAAAACCCAAGCATACGGCATTTTATGGATAGCACCATACTTTTTAAAGCATGACGCAATGTAATCTAAGTCACTTGACGCCCCTAAAGTTTTATATTTTTCTTTTAACGATGCTAAAGGTAAAGAATTAATAAAAAGGTAAGCAGCTTGAGTATAGGGATATGGGTCTTTTTTTCTCCATTGGTAAACACCATTTTGAATCGCGTTTACAAAATATGGCGTGTTTAACATTGATGTTGTTGTTTCAACACTAATATTTTTACTTGGTGATAAATAATTTACATATCCTTCAGTTGGTACAAAGAAATCAGGGTCTTTTCTAGTATCATAAAACACAGATAAATTAGTTACCGCAACTTGATTTGCCGGGTTTGAAACTTTTAGATATGAAAAATTTGTAACAGGTCTATTTGTTGAGTAGTCGTAAACACTGTTGAAATTAGAAATAACATCCCTATCTTCAAAAACAGTCAAAACTTTGTTCGTGTTATAAACCGCATTTTTTGCATTATCAACACTATTTGCCATGTGTGTTGACACCCATGTTGGGTCTGTAAATGGATATGTATCAATAACCAATGGTTCATTATTTGCGCCTTTAACCAACTGTAATAAACCTTCAGTTTTTGTATTAGTTTGAGGCTCTTTACCTAAATCAGTCAAACTTAATATGTTAAATGAGTTTTCCGTTAAGTTTTTAATATACGGTGTTACAAAGAAATCTCTTATATAATCTTGATACGCTCTACCTGTTCCTTGGTTTGAAATTGTTTTTAGAAACGTAGGATAGTTTTGTGCTGTTATATTATAATTTTTTAATTTAAGGGTAAGGTATGGTGAACTAACACCTAAACCAGTAACAATGTTATTTGTTTCGGCACTTACTATTAACTTGGTAAGTTGTTCTAACTGATTATTATTTGCTCGGACGAATCCAGAATAATTTGAACTCAAGAATTGTCTCTCCCAAATCTCATAGAAAAATTTAATTTCCTCTTTATTAACATATGCAATACCTTCGGAAGGGTATTCTATCGCATTAACATTTATAATGTTTGTAGTGTTTTGACTATCAATAGGTGGTTGAACAACTGGTTGGGCAAATTTTTGAGCTAATCCCTTCATATACTCTTCAACAAATTCCACTTCAGGCCATTTTTCAAATGAAAACCCTTTTGTTAAATTCACTACAGATGGGTCGGCAATATATTTTAATTGAAACCTTCCTTTTTTGTCTTCAGGTGTTTCAACAAAAAATTGAGGCCATGGGTATACAGGTATTTGACCATTAACCAATCCTTGATTTGAGTCCTGAGCAGTCGGGCTAATTTTTGTATCATCCAAAGTATCGGTTCCTTTTGCCGAGGATGGATTATTTAGTATCGCGTTTTTTCTTACTGGGTCATACCTTACGTTCCACGCATTAGTATGTACCTCATCCAATAATCGAATAAATCCTTCTGCAGACGCCATAATAACCGCACAAATGTTTCTGACAGTTGGTTTAAATCCAATACCCGTTGATGAACTTTCAATTTTTCTAGCCAAATCTGTAGTGATAGCGGTTTCGTATTCCGAAAGTTTTCTATTTGCTTCCGTTTCCATTGCTGACAAAAGATTTTGGAAATTAGAAAAAATAAATAATGGTGGTACCACTTTATCTCCTAATGTATTTTCAAATCTTTTATCCGCAGTATCTTTTTCCAAATTTGATTTAATTTGTCCTACCAACAATTCTTGGGTTTTCAAAATATCATTCTCTGTTGGAGCAAAAATTCCATACAAAGAAGTTGTTGTTTTAACCAAATCGATATCTGTTAACGCAACTTGTTTTACAAAAGTATTATAGGTTATACTATTTTTTATGGGTGTTTTACTATTAACCCCTAATGTTTTGTTTTCCGCTAAAGAATTTCTGAACTGAATTGTATAACCACTTAATTGACTAATTGCCTCTTGTTTTATTGTAGGATTGTCTATAATTTCTTTTTTAAAAATATAACACTCTTGACCCGTACCTTGTAATATTATTGGTTTAGGGTTTATATAAGTATTGAACCAAGATTTATTACCTCCGTATATTGTATTAAAATAGTTGGTAAGGTTTTCCTTATATGTTCTAATATTAGTTAAGGGTTCTACAATAACAGGTGGGTATGATTCTTGAATTGTTTGTTCAAAACGAAGTAATTTATTCATCAATTGAGCTAAAGTCAATTCCGGAAAGTCAGGACTTACTAATCCTTTTGCTTTATATTCACTATAAACTTCTGAAATTTTTTGATACCCTTTTTCACTAACAACTTCACTATTAATATTATCTGATGTTATATTTGATTGTTTAGATGTTACATTATCTACCGAATTAAGTTGGGTTTGTGTTGTTGCATTTCCAGCACCTTCAGGTGAAGTAACTGATTTTGAAACACTAAATGTTTTACTATACATATGTGGTGTTGCAAACAAACTACCCATTGATATTTCATTAAGAATGTTGAATTTATACCCAACAAACTCCAATTCAATTCGATAGTTTCCACTGAAACTATTAAAACTGGCATTGAAAGTTTTTAAATTTAATTGATATCTTATAGCTTGTCCGTAATATCCTTTAAGAGTTAAGTAAAATGGGCAATAAGGTAAGTTAAAAAAAGCAGAGTAAGGTGAGTCGTTTCCAAGTTGGAAAAGTGCTCTTCCTTGAATATCTTCCAAAGATATACTTACACTTGGAACAAAAGATGTATTAGTTTTTACATTTATACTTGTCATACCCAATAAACCATTATCTGTGGCCTTTCCTCCCGGGTCAGTCAAAGTAGTTTTAACATATGGTTTTGTACCATCTTTTGGGTCAATAATTTCAAATTGTTGTTGATTATCACCTAAACCATTTACAGCACCTTTACCGGTCAACTCATCATAATATCCTGTAGTTAAATTACTTTTTTCCGTTGGTCTTAAAAAATTCATTTTAGCAACAGAAATAGTTCTGATTCTATCTTCAGGACTTCCTCCCACAGATAGTTTTGTTCTTGGGACCACTTCAGCCTCCAAATTGGCAAACATGACCAAATTTTCATGGTCAACCAATCTTTCTTTTACATTTTTTAAAGCATCAATAGTTTTGTTCGGGTCAACTAAAATAATATTGTTGTAATCGAACTCCACATATATATGCCCACTTTTGTCACCTTGTACACTACCTGCCATAATAATAAAAATAATTAGCTAACTCCGCTTTATAATCCTGTAAAGAAGGTAGGAGAGGAAAAGGAATAATCAATACCGCACCATCATAAATATAATTTTCTAAACCACCAAATTGAGGATTAGCTTGTAAAATCAACCATCCAAAATATGGTGAGTTATAGAACTCTTGAGATATAATATCTAACCTACTTCTACCAACTTTATATACATATGTTTGGTCAGTGGTTTTTTGAGGTATTTGCACAAAAGGAACAACGGTTTGTTCACCATTGATTAAGAATTCACTGTATCTGTTCCAATATTGATATCCCATTAGTTAAGTTTCGCTTTTGATATAAATACATTTGCAGGACTTTCGTCATTCCATGTTTTATTATTTGTGTTTTGGTTACCTGTCGCACCCAATCCTTTTATCAATGATTGTTGAGCATCTGTATTTGCATTCTCTGTTGTATAAGTAAATGTTCTTTTCTTTTTAAGACTAAATGGCGTATATTTTAAGAAATCTTTTAATCTATTTTTTTCCATATCCTCAATAAACGCTTTAGTAATTGTGTTTTCTTCTTCAAAAACAGATTTAACACTTACTTGATTAGGTGAACCTACTAACCAATACTCATCAAACGCATTACTAATAGCATTACCATCACCTTTTGTTAAAGCGGTATTATTAAGTATATTACCAATTAACGCATTTTTAAATGATTCATATTTTTTACTATCGGTAACATCATTAGAAACAATCATATAAACTCTTCTAAAAACATAACCATTAGTATTACTATCAAATAATGAATTAGTACTAAATGGTGTGAATACTTGTTCTGTTGGGAACTTATAATTTGGTTCAAAAACTAATTTACCTGTATACGATTTAGCGTTGTATGTAAAAGTATTTGCACTCCATACAACAGTATTAAATTCAGTGATACCACTTTTTATCTTTTTAATATCATTAATAAGTTCATTCATAGTGTTTGTAACACCTTGTGAACTTGGGTCTACTTCTGTTGTTCCTGATATTATATAAGAAACAACTTTTCCATCTTTTATTTGGTACCCATCAGTACCTGTGTCCGAATACCCAGGTACATTATATGATATAGTATTTACCCTTCCAATATATCCAATATAACTTTGTTGAACGGAAACCATACCATTTGTTATGTTAGTAACAGCACTTTGAAAAGAACTTCTTTTGTTTTTAACAAAATTTGAATAGTTTTCTTGAACTTGGTTAACTAACCGATTTGAAAAATTTTTAGAAGGGTTCGAAATAAATTGAATAAATCCTTCATTTCCGTCTTTGATGTCTTTCTCTAGTTGTCCAAAAATCTCATCAGTTCTTTTTTCTAAATTATAAGATTTACCAAATAAAATGGTGGGACTGTCTTTAGTTAATGTAAAATTACCATTCTGATATGTCCTTTCCATCATCCATTGTTGACGAACGGCATTATTATATTGGTTTAAAGTTTCTCTATTTTTATTAACAACATTTGTAAAATATGATTGTGTTTGTAATACCACCATATCCATAAATGTACTATAATTTATAGAACCAGTTTGACCTGTTTGACTTATAACATTACTTGTAACCGTACCAATTGGTTTATCATTACTTTGACCATTTTGTACTGGAGCTTGATTTATTGTCGGTGGTTGGACATTACTTCCAATTGTTTTAAGGAAATCGGCATCAATAACTTGATAACTTAAATCCGTTGTGTCCGCTCTATCATCGTAAATTTCAGTATTAGCATAATAATTAAAAGTCAACGCGTTTTGTAATTTATCCACAGATTCTTTTAATCCACTACCCCCAACAAAATTAAACGCTAATGTAACATTCGCAATCATTGGTTGAACTCCAATACCTTCAGGATTAATATCCAGATTTTCATAAGTGATACCCAATGATGTTGGGATTATTTTAGTATTATAAAAATCGCCTACTCTTAAAATCAATACTGGTGGTGCACCAAATGATGTATTTGTAGCATTACTATAGTCAGGGGCTGTAGTACCATTAACATTTTTAATTGTCGGAATGGTATCTCCAGGTCTCATACATTGTTGTAAGAAAGTCAATCTTGAGTTTAAACCTTCAGGTGTTATTGAGTGGAACGCTGGTTGGAAAAACTTGAGTTTGTCTTTCAAGTTATCATAAACCATTGGAGTATCTTGTTTTATAGTTTCAAAATAATCACACTCAGATAATAAAGCTCGTAAAACTTTTTTACTTATATTGTTAGTGTCTTTTCTAACAACATTTGCCTCTGTTACAGGTTCGGTTTCAGTTTTTGTTACAACATTACCTGTAACAACAGTAGTTTGTTTTGCCGGTAAAACCGCTGCGGGCGCTTTTAATGTTGATTGTATATTTGAGATATACGCTCTTCTGCAAGCCATTGCGTTTGTAGTATAAATGTCTTTATTTAAAGATTGACTATTACCATCATTATCCCCACAAGACACACTACTACCAGGGACAAATTTTTGAGTTTTTTCGTCGTACCTTAATACTTGTGTAAATTCACCAAATCCTTGACCGACTTTAACAATCAATCTTTGTGGTGTCCCTGTTACGTATTTTGTCATCTTACTATTACCTGTAATGTATATTGCCGCTGAGTTAATTCTCTTAGCGGATAAAATGTTGTTGTATGCCTGTTTTGCCGATGGTGAAGTACTACTATCAATTGTAATTGTTACAGTACCTTCAGGATTATTTTTAAATTGTTTGTCTAACTCATCTATCAATTCATCAATTTTATTTTTGTTTGGTGTAACTACACTATCAAAAAAAGACGAAGTTTGTTGAGCAGTACTAGGTGATTGTTCACTATAGTATGTTTTTTGTCCAATATATGGTGTATAGGTATTTATAAAGTTTTCATTAAATTCCGCTGGTTTATCATTATTAAAATAAAACCCTACTTGTTCAAAACTTTTAAGTGTTGATTCAGGCGCACTACCAGTACCTTTATCACCAGATACTTGTGGTATTGTTTCAATTGTATTAACTGTATATTCAATTTGTTCTCTTGTTAATTCTTTTGAGGACAAAGCTTGTTGTATATCAAACAAGTCATTTGGTGGTATAGTATAATATTTTTTAGCTAACTCATACAAGTCGTATTTTCTACATCCTGCAAAAAACGATTCCAATATAGAATCAATTCTAGTTTTATTTGTTTGGTCAGCCAAAACTTTATTAACAATCACATTCAAAACTGAAGGATGGTCAACAACTATTTTCCACTGTAAGCTACCAGTTCTACTTGTATTTTTATATGTGTAAATTGGTTCAGGTCTTCCAATAAAATCATTACCTTGCCAATTCGCGCTTACGGTCTCACTAAATGTTAATCCATACGGTGGGAACCACATTACTCTACCTCCATTAGGTCCTCTTTCACACACTGGTAAATCACCAACCCTAAAACCTGGTGTATTAGATGTTGTCCAAGCCAAGTTTTCAAGTGAGAACATATATTTTTTTGCCTTAGCATTATTATATGAACCAATCAAGTTAGTTGAATCTTGTCCCCCTTCTTGTTTGTTTGGTGAAATGTTTAGGTTGTAAGCTTTATCTAAAACAGAATACGAAAATCTTCTACCTTCAGTAACAATACCATCTTGTTTTTGTAAATCATTATATTGTAGATATGGAATATCTTTTGCAAATACTCTACAGTATTCAGTCCCAACTTCTTGTCCGATAGAACCTGTATATTTAATAACTCTTGAACCCTTGGTTAATTCTTTATAACCGTCATTGAATACTTTACTCACTTGGTCAATGGCATTACCAACATGTTGTAATCTTTTACCTCCTTGAGGTTGGCTATCTATGATTCTTTGTGTGTCATCAAGAATGGAACCTTGTCTAAAAGTTCTTTCAGTTGATTCTGTTGAATTATAAGATGAAGGTTTAAAATCCTCATCTTGATTCATGATTTCACCACCGATACCAACTTTCTTACCCGCATTACCTTTGTATTTTGGAGATACCCATGTAAATCCACCCTCAATACCGCCACCATTACTATATGTTGGACCGTTAGCACCTAACCTAACATCTTTACTTGGACCTTCGTATAGTTGAGCCAATTCTTGTGGACCATATACAGGTGATTGTTGTTCATTACCAAAAGCGTCAACAGGTAACGCACGGCTTGGTGAAAACACTCTCGTTGGGTCAGAAGTATCTGAACCAATATAGAAATTTGAATTGTTAGTTTGAGTTCCAACAAGCGCACCTCCAAGTCGGTCAACTAGTGTTCTATCGTAATTAGGTTTATATCTATTATAATTTATGTTTTTCCATAAAATAGATTTTTGACCAGCACCAGTATTATTGTAAAATATTTGAGTTCCTGTCTTACCTGCGCCTAATAAATTACTTACAAAATTACCTACAGCTGCTAATGGATTGGCAAGTAAAGATTGTTGTATTGTTGTTGGTGAAGGTGGATTGATATTTGGGTCAAAATATGAACCAGGTATCAAAGAAAAAGGCAATAAACTTCCTCCCAATCTTAATGCAAAATCAGCAGATGCAGTTATTGGATTTGATGGAACGGTAATTTGATAGTTTGGTTCTATAATTGGAACATTACCTGTTAAAATGTTAACAAGATTTGTACTACTATTAACATTTAATATATTTGCTCGTCCAATAGTTTCTCTAATAATGGCTCTACCAATTCTATCTTCAAATTCCTTTTTGAGCGTTTTAGCACCCAATCTAGCAATAAATGAATCTTGACTTAATAAACCATTACTACCCGTTGGGTCAGGGTTTAATAAAATTGATAATGGTGTATAAGATGAAGGGTTAAATACTGATGGATATGGTTGGTTATTATATAATGCTTTAATACCACCTGGTATTGTACTTGAAATTGTATCAGGTGTAGTAATATAAACACCCGCATCATATTGTTGTAATCCTCCATTACCAAACGCATTAGCCGCAATATAAGGTGTGGTAATACCTGCAAAACCTTTTTGAGCCGCTATTTTTGCTTGGTCAATTATATGAGCATCTTGTTGTCCTGGTCCATACTCACCTTGATTTGATTTTGTATTTAAGTTACCCGAAACATCAGGTGCTTGTTTGTAACCACCTTCACTTCCCCATTGATTAAGTGGGTATTGCTTATCAGCAAAAAATGTTGTATCAATTAAGAAATCAGGACTATCAATAACAGATAAATCTGATTGTACCACCTCATAAGTAATAGGAGGCGTAGCCTTATTAGGGGATTTAGCATAAGGTACTAAATTCCTTGTTATAAGTTTTTTTCTAAAACCTTCCGTACTAATATAATCTAATGGACTACCCATCTATACTTTTACTAATAAATAGGTTAATAGTATTTTTTTATCATTAACCATAACTAACAACACCTTGATTTTTACCTTCTGTATTTGATTTGCCTACCTTTACAATATATTGTTTAAACTCTTGACTGTTAAACACATCATTTAATTGTTTTTGGGACACTCCTGAGGGAGTTTTTACATCAATAGTGATTGTACCACCAAAATTTACTTCTGAATTCACTTGTTTTTGTTGGGATAATGTTTCGTTATATTTTTTTTTGGTACTTAATGCTTGTTCTATTGTTATAGGTTTTGATTTTGTTTGAGTTCCAGATATTACCCCTGTTTTAGTATTTGTTGGGGTTGTAGTACTTCCAGTCTTTCCTAATATAGCTTCTTTAAATAAGTTTTCAACTTGGCTATTCCCTCTCAATCCTGTTGCAGTTTGTTTTGCCAAATCTTGAATTACTTTAAACATTTTGTCATCCATATTTGAACTTTTTTGTAACAATGTTTCTTTCATTTTATTTATAGATTCTCCGAAAGTTATGGATTGAAAACCATCTTTCATTCCAGTTGACAAAACATTTTGTATATTTTCAACCACACCCTTAACCCCTAATCTTATTTCATCACTTTCAGGAACCATTTTTTGAGCATTACTAGCAAAATTTTTAACTATACTTGTTAAACCCTCAATGTTTGCTGCTTGGGAACTTGCCAATCCAAGAACCAATTTATCTTTTATCGCTCTAATATCGGCTTCAATAGATTTTGTAAAACCCAATTGACTTTTTTGAATCTCTTCCATTGTTTTTGGAGCATCTTTTTGTTGTTTGATTAATTCGTCAAATTCTTCTTGGTTAAGGTTTTGTAACTCTTTTTTAGTATTATCTTTAAGAGTTACTTCATATTGACCTTTTTCACCCATTTTTGCAATATTTGCAAGGTATTGTTTGTCTTCTTCGTTTGCAAATTTTAATCCCGCCGTTTTAACTTGTGATAATCTTCTATCCAAATCAGCGGCAGCCAATCCCATTTTACTCATCTCAGCCGCACTAACACCAATTTCAGTTTCCATTTCCCTCAATGTTAGAACACCCTGAGGATTTATTTTAAATGATTGTGTTTTTTCGTCAAAATATGTAAATGATTTTGCAACGTCTGCCAAGCTATTTTGTAAACCAGATGGGTCATTGATTGATTGGTTCATCAACGCAAATGGGTCCGCTAAATTACCTACGGACACCCCTAATCTTTGAAACGCTGCCGCAACGTCTATAGCTTTTCCGGGGTCCAAAACTTTATTTGCTAACTCAAAAGTTTGTTTCATATCAAATCTTAACATTGAAGCTTGAGCAGCCATTTTAGCTAAACCAGCAACACCACCTTCAAATTGGAAACGATTCATTTGTCCCATATTAGCAGTAACGTCTTTCATTACTGATGTTGCGTTTAACCCAACACTTTGAATATATCCAATTGAATCCTCTAAATTTACACCGATTTGAGATGTTTCATACCCAACATCTTTAAAACTACTGACTAATGCGCCACTGGTGGTATTCAAAACTTTTGCTGATGCATACAATTTTGCAACCACATTTTCATTTTCTATTACATTTCTATTAGATGATGCAGCAATTTCACTCATAGTGACCGCCACATCTTGTAAATTACCACCTAAACTTTCAACTCCAGCAGCACTATCAACGAATGCCAAATTCATTTCAATAATTCTTGACCTAGCTAAACCAAAATTTTTGTTTAACAGGTTTCCACCTGCAACCATGGCATCAAAACCATCTACAATAGTTTGAAGTGGATTTAAAAGTGATACTACAGTACTTTCTAAATCTTTAATATCGTTTTTTTTACTATCTAAATTTTCTTCTGTTGCCATAATTTTTTTTACATTTCTATATAAATAGAAGAAGGACTAAAAAATTAGTCCTTCTTATTCTCTTGAATCCATTTATCAAGTAAATACTTTCTAACAAACACCGGCATTTGTTGGAAATCTTGATATGTGATTTTCATAAGGGTGTTTAAATAATAAAATTCGTCAATTTGATTTTTTCTATAATCAGAAGAAAGGACGAAAAAAGTCAACCCCGAAACCAACATTTACTGTTAGTTTTTCTCCTGACGGGGCTATAATCATTTTAGTCATATCCAATCTCGGTTCGTTTTCGTTCATAAAATTTCTAAGATATTTTGAATCTGCAATTGGCATAGATTCAATAAATTTTGAAATCATTCCTTTATCAGTTGAACCATCAATTTCAAATATTTCTTTTTGCATTTTCCAAGTAACTTTTGGTACTATTCTACCTTGTGGGTATGTATCCGCCATTCTATTAATTTCCATTAGTTCACCATAACTTAATGGTCTAACTTTGATTGTTGATTGACTTTTAGGTAAAGTTACAGTGAATGTCCCATCTTCGTTTGGTTGTTGACCATTTATGATGGTTAATTGGTCCAACATAACCGTTGTCTGAAATTGTTTTTTTGTTACTGGGTCAGTAACATTTAAATTTAATTCAGGTCCAAATGCAGTATTTCTTAAAAAGATTAATATCGCCTCCACATCACCTTCAAGTAAATCTTCAACCCTAACATCAGGCTCATAAATTTTAGCCCTTAACAAATTGATTGTAATGTCTGAGGTTCCGCCCATCAAAATATTTTCATCGGACGCGGTTAAATAACCTACTTTTATTGATTTTTTTTTGTTTCTGTAAAAAATACCCTGTGAAGGTAATTGTACCACATCGTGTGGTAAAGAAAAATTTTGTTGACCGTAGTCGATTGTTTGATTATCCATATAAAAAAATTAACCGTAGAGAGTTTATAGTGTCCCTACGGTTAAATATAGTTAGTATTGAAAATTCGTAAATAGTATTAAAAAACTAATACACGAGAACACATCTATCCATGCGTAATGTCGCAGAAATTGTCGCTAACGCGTCTCCATTGTAAGCCAATGAATCAAAGTTAACATCTGTTAAGAATGTTCCATAAAGAATCCATTTCTCAACAACAACACCCGTTGGGTCCAACATTTCAAGGTCAATGTCTTTTTTGTAACCCGCAGCATAACCCATACGACCTGTAACTGATTCAGCGTGTAAACGAACCCACTCCATAAGAGCTTGTGCTGCTGAAGGTCCAATTGGGTCACGGAATTTAACTGGAATAGTTTGCCAATTAAATCTACCTGCAACATATGTTGAGGTGTTTAGGAAAGGAATTTCAACAGGGTTAATTGTGATGTGTGGTCTAGCCGTTGACTCAACAAACCATTCATTTATACCCAAACTTGATGGAAACCTTAAAATGAATCGGTTCTGACGTTTCGGCTCATAAGGTATCGGCATTTTCATTAATAAATCAGCCATGTTATTTTAATTTTTTTTTTAAGTTCTTTTTTATTTATATCTATAAATATAGTCTTGTTAAAAAATTTTTCTCTTTACTTTTTTTTTGATGAGATTATTCTTTATTTATATTCCTTTTTAATGCCTCCAGCAGTAGAATAAGTTTTAACTATATTATCTGGTTTATCTTTAAAATGTTTACTCATTACTTCTACATTTCTTATATCATCGTCTGAAAATCCTATACTAGGTTCCATTGGTATAAAGTTATTTGAAATGTCATTTTTAATAAATGCTTTCTTATTAAGTATACCAGCCATCCCTTTTATATAAGAAACAAAATCTTCCATTGCCCTAACTTTTAATTCTTCAGGGTTGGCAGCATCTCCTTCTCCAAAAGTAACTGGATGATATTTGTTGAGTTCTAAATATGATTTAATTAAATCGTCGTCACTCATTTCTTCCTCACCGACAAATGTCCTATATTTTTTAAGGTTCTTAACTAGTTGGTCTTTATCAATACCATTAAAACCACTCACGATATAATTATATACCGCTTGTTTTAATGTTTCAGGATTGTGACCTCTAGCCGTGATTATTGAAAAAATTGACCCGTTATTGATTGCTTCTCTGAAATCACCAAATGCTGGACCTTCTTTTGCTCTCATCACATCAATTAAAAAATCTTTATCACCTTTGGTTCTAAAATTTCTAAAAGGTTCTTCCCCAAATCCAACTATGGTATCTCCTTTATATTGAAATGGTTTTTTTCCCAAAACATGTCTATATTCCGCAAAATCATCCGTACTCATACCAACTTCATTACCATCTTCCGTTTTAACCATGATTTTTGTTGGCATATGAACAATATTGTCATCCCAATCAAAGGCATAGTATTTCATATCTGGAGTACCTTCCTTGTTAAATCCTTCTCTAAGTTGTTTTCTCATATTAGGCAATTAAAGGGGATACCGAAGTATCCCCATTAAGTTTATTAAATATTTTCAAACGAAGCTCCTGTTGGAGTGATGAAGAACTCAATATCAATGAATTCTAATGCCTTCGTAGGTTTTAAGTAGATTTTACCTACTAGTCTGTTAGCATCTAAATCTTCAGGTGTTGAAGACACTGTTACACGGAAATCATAAAGACCTCTATCTCTTCTGATTGAATCCAAGATTGGATTTACACTATCCAAGAATTGTTGTCTAACAATTTGGTCATTTTGTTCAAATAACAATCTAACTGCAACTGCTGAAATCAACTTACGAGCTTGAAGTAATAATCTTCTTACATTCAATCTGTTAAGTGCCGTATCAGCAACTTGTAATGTTTTGTTACCCCAAATTACAGTTCCAACATCAGAGAAAGTTGCGATAGGGTTAATTCTACCTTGATATAATGTATCTCTATCAGTTTGTGTAAGTTTTTGTCTAGCTTTGATTGAGTTTACAAGACCTCTTGTGTAACCCGCTGATGCGAACCATGGGAATGAAATGTTATCAGTCAACGCTAAGTTTCTACAAACCTCACCAGTTGGTGGTAAGTAAATTTGTGTATTATTAACTGTATCACGAACTAATATCCAAGGATAATAAGTTGCGGTATAGTTAGAGTCAATTCCTGTGTTATCAAGATTATCTACCGCTTCTTGAGAGTAGATAATATCTTGAGGATTTGTTGAATCAGGAGTGTACATGTTGTAGTCAGGGGTTGTTGCGATATAAACCGAGTCTGCTCTTGAATATTGAACCATGTCAATTGCTTCTTCAACAAGATTTGAGTTGTTGATATAATCA